ACGATTCTGCCGTCCGTGCATGGCACGCCAGACGTGATTCGTACCTGAACGTCGGTGCGCCCGGTCATCACTCGCAAGATGCCGTTGAGCATCGGCAGCATGTCAGTCATACGGCGAACGGCGCGGAACGCCCGCGCCGCTTCTGCGGTACTGTCACGGGGACCGAACGTCCCAGCGAAGGCTGTCGGTGGTCGGTTCAAGACCACACCTTGAGTGCGCTTCATGATCCCACCGTCCGAACAGACTTGATGATCATGTCCATGACTGCTGGCTCCATGCCGTCGATGACTGCACGCCGGTACGCCTTTTCGAAGGAGTAGTTGCGGGTCTTCTTGGCAACCTTGATCTGAGCACGGAGACCCCAAGCGATCGGCAGCGTGCCGTCCGCGATCATGCCGCGCAGGTCATGTGCAACCTGCATGATCTGATCGACGGTCTTGTCGGGGATGTCATAGCCGATGTCGTTGCAGTGTGCCTTGATGATCTGACGCTCGACCGGCTCGGTCGGAAGGTCAAACCAGATGGGGGACACGCGGTCAATCTCGGCAGCGCTCATCGGCTCTGCGCCCACGTACAGCGGGTCCCAGCCGGGGTTCTGAGCAAGCAGCAGATAGTTGGCATCGTGCTTGTGAACCTTGATGCCGCCTCGTCCAGCCTTGTCGATCGACACTTCCTTGGTGCCGTCAATGGCGGGCCGCAGGAATTCGTAGATGTCCTGCTTGAGGTTCGGCTCATCCACCAGCATAACGGCTGGCTTGTCGAACCACTCAGCGAAGCGACCGCGGTAGAACTGGGTGACCGGCGTGCCGGAGGCGGGGTCGGTCTCAAGTTCCTTGGTCCCGATGAAGTCGTCAGACTCCGATCGCTTCTCGACCACGATCCTGATGAAGGGCAGGTCCATCAACCAAGCCAGGTAGCACCCGGCTTCGGACTTGCCGGTACCAGCACCACCCACGAAGAGTGGAGCTTCGCCGTCGAGTAGTTCGCAGGCCAGATCGTAGAGCAGGCCAGCGTGATCGACGTACAGGTCTGGGCGCATGTTGCCGTAGGTCTCCCGCGGGTCGAAGCCACAGAGCTTCTCGCCGTTGTAGATCGGGAGGAACTTCGGCTCATGGAGACCTTCGGGGTCCTCAATCTTGCGCCATGCGCGGATGGACTTCTCCGCATCTTCGGCCGTGACCGGCCTGTCGGAGAAGTACGATCGGGGATCGACCGCGTGCCGAGAAGCTTCGACAACCAGGTCGGGCAGCACGGGCGGGGGAACGGGGATCGGAGCCAGATGACTGTAGTCCTGGCTCATGATCATGCCGTTGGTGCTGGTGCCGTTCGGCCCGTTCAGGCCGGTGCCACAGTTCGCCGCTTCCCGAAGGTAATTGCGGGGGAAGAGCAAACGCCCCTTCGCAGAGCAAAGGGGTGCATCGTAACCAAGTTCGGTCTTGACGATCGGGCCAGGAATGAACCACTGACACGACGTGCAACTGAACGGCTTTTCAATGTCGGGGACGGGAGCCTTCTGGCTCATCACGACGGAGACTTGGGGATTGCCGAAGCCGATCGATGCCGTGGTGTCCCAGGTGTCGTTGCCAGCAATCGGAGGATTGCTGCCAAACGACGGGCAGGTCTCAGCGAGGCCTTCCAGTAGACGCCTGTGATCGTCGGAGTCTGTCGTGTTTGGCGGGGTCGTCAGTACTCGGCCTGTCGTTGGACAGAAGGCACATCCGATGGAAGCGTTGTACTCGCCCATCATCTGATCTGCCGACCGATAGCTTGGACACTGCAAACATGACTTGCCCACAGTCACCGGAGTAGGTGTGTTGGTCATGTCGGGATTGCCTTTCAACTTGTCGGGATTGTCGGGGATTGGTGTTCAAGACCACCGGAAAAGTCTGGTTGTCCAGACCTTTCCGCTGGGCTTGAACGGTGCGCCTGGGCCAGAGACAGGTATGGCCCAAGCGCACCGAACCTTGTTCAGCGGGCGATGACTTCGAAGTCCACGTCAACGCCGAAGTCCTCGGCCCACTCTGCGATGTTCTGCATGGCGGCTTCCACCATGTCGGGGTCGCGGTCGGGATCATCAGCAGCGTGGCTGCCGATCACACGGAGGCAGACTTTGATGTCGCCCAGGTCGTGGTCATCTGTCACGATCGGATCGCGCAGATAGGCCGAGACCTCATCTGGTGAGAATGTCTTTGTGGTGGTCATGTTCTTTTCCCCTTTGTGGGTTCTGGTTGTCGGGACCGAGACTTCGGCCATTCGGGTATTATCTCATGAAACTTGGTTCTTGTCAATCGATATCTGCGATTTCTTGTCGGGGGCGGCGATTCCGAAGTTGGTTGATCCGCGCCCAAGTGAGCGCGAGGACAACTAACGCTGCCCCGCCGATGACATCGATGTTCACCTTTCACTGTCCTTGTCGAGTCGTTCGGCGGCTTCCTCGATCACAGCGATGTTCTCTTCGTTGGTGAATCGTCGGGGATGAATTGCCAGCAGGCGAAGCCGATCGCTCAGTTCTCCATCGGACAGCCGACGCGCCAGCATTCGGGGACCGTAGGTGCTGCGCTCGCCCTTGGGGAGCGGTGGCATGTCTGGCACCATACGCTGGACGGTCTCGGCCATGGTCTCGGCGTCAGCAGGTGGCATGACTGGACGTTGTGCGGCAACGAAATCTTCACACATCTTGCACATCACAAGACCTCCTGCCAGTTGCGCTCATCAGATTACCTTTCGGCTCACAGGCGATGCGGGATGCGTCGTCAGCACGCTAAGCGTGGAGCCTGGCCCGTTGTCGGGGCCAGGACTTTCTACTGTCCCGCGGTGGCTTCGATTACGTCACTGATGCCGTGGTACGGGCAACCAGGTTCGGTGAAGAACACGTTGCAGGTGCATTCGTCGTGGACGTGACCAGAGTGCATACAGACTCCGTTGTCCCAGCGAAACTCGGCACAGGGATCAATGCCGATGATGTTGTCTGGATGGAACACCTGGACTCTATCAGATCGGTCCAGCCGCACACGGACCCCGTAGATATCGGTGTCATGAAGGTGAGACCGTGTACGGCCCAGCACGGTACCGTAGCGTAGACCTTGCATCCATGCATCGGTAGCGGGGTGAGTCTCCACGCGATCACCAGGTTCGAAGGGGTGGATCGGATTCTTCATGATCACACCGCCAAGTCGATGATGCACTGGATTTCGGTCTGCATCGTGTTCTTGATGGTCTCGACGGGGTACCCTTGTCGGATCGCGTCGTGGATGAAGATTTCGATTCCGCCGACCAGGTTGGCGTAGTCCACGCCGAGCCGACCGTCGAAGGCATTGACTGGAATATCGGCGGGAGCCGTGACCTTGTTGGTCGGCACGTGCCAAGGATTGCCGGTACCGGCGTTAGGAAGGCACACGAAGCCGTCCGAGCCGTCCGACCCCATCTTGGCCCAACCTGTGATTTCGGGCGGGGGAGTGTTGTCGCTCATACAGTAGAGCAACCTTGCGCCGCAAGCTTCGCAAACGGCTTCGTCCCCAACTTCGGGGTGTGTAAAGGTGGTGGTCATGTCGGGATTGCCTTTCGTGATCTGGGTGAGCGGGGTGCTCATCAGTGCGTTGTTTCGCAGACTAGCCCTAGACGCCGTTGTCCAGGGCTACGTTTCTTGCACCCCTAGGTTGTTACTTCACCATCCAAGTCGTCGTGTCGTCGTACTTGTCGGTGCGGAACTGGAACACCGCGCAATTCCCAAGGGCGGCGACGATACGCTTGGCATCGGCTAAACTTGTTGTCGAGCAGATCACGCGTCGATCGCCCAACGACCGAACGTGGAAGGTGTAAGACATCACGGGAGAAACACCGTCCGCTGGGGTCATCGGGATCGGCTCAACTTTGGGTGAGTAGTCGATCACGCTTTTCCAGCTACTCCGTTCGACCTTTGTCACGACCTTGGGAAGTTGCGGGGTCGTGGCGAAAGCCGATGTGACCAAGCAGAACTTGTCGGTCGGTGTCGGTCGGCTGTAGACGATTGTCCGATAGCCGGGCTTCTCGCCGTACTTGACCTCAAAGACCACGACGGCCTGGGTCTCGCCCATCATCGCAGCCTTCAGAATTTCGCCGCTACGGGGCTTGGTTTCTTGCCAACCATTATCGTTGGTCGCGCAGCGAGCCGCGATACTTTGTCGGATATTCTCGAAGTTTGGAACTTCGGGGAGAAGGTCTGAATTGCTAGCACCTTCTCCCATTGTCAACGTAGGAACTTTGGTAGTCATGTCGGGATTGCCTTTCTGGTGTTGGTAGGGGTACTTGAGATGTTGTGATAGCGGAGACTTTCATCAATGAGGCGCAAGTTATCGCACCTTTGGCAATAGCACCTTCCGCGTGAATCATCGGGATAAGGCAACGGTCCCGCGTCGAGCGTCGAGCGTCGAGCGTCGAGCGTCGAGCGGGGATCGATGCGGGAGACCACGGAGACCCCGCTACGTGACCGCGTGAGCGTCGATCGGCGGGGAGATGTATGAAGGTACCCCGCGGGATGCATACCCCGTGGTAGGACCGTGTGCGGGGTCTCCCGCGTCGAGCGGGGATCGAAAAGGTGCACGCGGTCGATAACGGTATCTTCGACGGAGACCCCGCTAGAAGGTCCTAGGATCGGCGCGGGTAGGGGTGAAGGTACTAACATAGCCAAACGGTCGCGGGGACCGTTAGAAGTCATTACACCGTGAGAAGATAATGCAACGGAGACCCCGCTAGGTTCCGATCGATCGGGGGACGCGACAATACCCGACCAAAGTGGTCGGGTTTCAACTTTTCGGATCGCGGTTACCGTTGGCATATCGTCAAGCTTTCCGTTTGAAGAAAGCCTCACGACGCGCCAACGGGGTCGGGACCGAAGTCCCGACCCCGTGAGCCGATCACGCTAGGCCGAAGTACTTCCAGCCATTGGTCTCGCATCCCGCTAGGGCTTTCGCCGCGGCGGAGATGGACTTGTGAGCGGTCCCGTCGGCTGTGACGTAGGTCACATTGTTCTCCGTGTCATGGGAGACCGTGACCTTGTGGTCACCGTGTGCAAGGACCGTACCCTCGGCGGGGACCGTGTGCGGGGTCACCGTGCGGGGTGCGCGGTCTCCGTGGTCTCCCGTGGCGCGGGGTGCCTTGGTGACGTAGGCCGCGATCCGCTCGGTGAGCGTCGAGACCTTTTCGGGGACCGTGGCCGCGTCGATCAATGCCTTCTCATCGGGGGACACGTCGCCCGGATCGGCACCTTCGAACAGGTGTTCGATCCAAGTCGATGCCTCCGTGAGATGTCGGCCGATCGCGGAAAGCGTCGAGAGTCGATCGATAATGACCTTCCGCTCCGCGGCGGGATCGATCGGGCGGGATGCCTTCGACGGGACCTTCATCGCGGTCATGGCCGCGGCGACCGTTTCGCGCCGAGTAGCGGGGACACTCAACTTCTCACCGAGTGTCGCGGGATCGGCAAGGGTAGCGGGATCGGCAACGATCGCGGCGACCGTTGCATTGTAGGTCGCGTCGAGAAATTCGCGACCGTTGGGGACCGAAGCGAACAACTTCGCCGCGTCATCGGCGGAGATGGTCGGATCGATGAAAGCCGCGGCCGCGTGGTCGCGCCTTTCGGAAACGGGGACCTTGGTCTCCGTTGCGGGGACCGTGGTCTCCGCGACTTCGGGGACCGTGGTCTCCGTGGTGGTGGTGGTCATGACTTTGCCTTTCGGGGTGAGATGTCCCGCGGGGTGCGGGGTCGATGCTCACGTTACACCGTTGTTCGGGGGATGCAATAGGGAAACGGAGAAAAGTCGCTAGTGTGACGGAAGTCACACAGGCCGACGTTGACATCGGGGGATGCGGGGAGTAACGGGGCGGATCGTACACATGTTCGATCGGTCGGGATCGGCTCGACGCGGCCAACGGGAGACCACGGGGAGAAGGTGCAACGGTCCCCGCTCGACGGGATCGACCCCGCGCCGATCCGCTCGACGGGATGCACACGGGGAGAAGGGGACGCTCGACGCTCGACGCAACAACCACGGGATTCTGTTAGGTATACCTAACGACGAGTGTAGGTGCCGGCACTACACCGAGCGTAAAGCTAACCTAACAAGATCGGGGTGCGGATCGGCTCGACGCTCGACGGGGATCGGGGACGCGGAGCGGGAGAAGGTCCCCGTGTGACCCCATTGGTACCCCGTTTCCCGCGTGGTCTCCGATCGGGAGAAGAATGACCTACGGTAGCCAAACGGGGTCGCGGAGCGGGAGAAGGCAACGTGAGCGGAATAGCGGGATGTGTGACCTAGGTCACATACGGGATCGGCGGGGATCGGCGGGGATTAACCACGGAGAGTGAAAAGAGCTCATCATAATCGACCACGGAGAGTGAAGCCCGATCGCGGCTCGACGTTTCTGTACCGATATAGCGATACCCCTAGGGGTATGACTCATCGGAGAAATACCGCGTGACCACGGGGTATGGTCGCGGGGATGCTCGACGCTCGACGGGGTGCCTGTGACGTAGGTCACGTAGGCATACTTAATAGATTGATTACGTGTGACTTAGCGTCGATGGATAGTGTGCAAAGATATGATGAGAGTGATAAAGATAGTCTCACGGTACGCTCTATATGACAACAGATAGATTGTGGATAACGTGATCTTGGGGCGGGGATACTTGGTAATGTGGAGGGTAACGTGAGTGTACTTAGGGTCAAATTGAGAGCATCTTTAGGGACTAAATGAAGAGGAATTTGAGAACTATAGTACTTGACCCCGCCCCTAACGCTCTTTGCATTGATCTTAATACGCTCCGTCGATCACCTTGCTATAGAGTACCGATAGCGTAGACTATCGGTCCTATAGAATCCTTGGAAGGTACTGGACCCGCCCCTTTAAATCCAGACCGGCCCCCTCAGTTGCGCTCTTAGGCCACAATCCACGCGCACCAAATTTCTAGGAAGGTAAGGCGAACATGTGTTCGCTTTATGTGGGGTACGTATGTGGGGTAACTGGGGTATGTACTCCGGTCCTCCCCATACCCCACCTAAAGGGTATGTGGGGTAGCTGGGGTACAACTGGGGTACAGCATCCATACCCCACATCTTTAGGAACACATGTTCGACAGATAGTATCTTATACGTAGAAGTAAATAAAAGAAATACCTATACATCATATATATATAAGTATATATACTTGTATCTTCTTTTGTGTGTATATATCTAAGTATGTATGTGGGGTAACTGGGGTACGCATTTCATACACAACCTCGAATCGTCATGATTCATCATGGGTGCCATTCTTGTGTACCCCCGCGTATTCGTGGTTCGGAACAAATTCCATACCCCAGTTACCCCACCTAACTTCTTAAAGATAAATCTGGTCTCTCTTACGACCCTGGACGAGCGCGATTTCGGGTGCTACGATGATCCCTCATGGCCGAACCAGATGAGACTCAAGACATGCCCGATCCAGATGCACCTTCCGGTGATCTGGCCCCACCCATGGAGATGAAGATGGACAAGACAAGTGATCCACAGGATGTGGACAAAGCTGTGGATTTCGCTCCCCCCGAAGAGAGTGTGGTCGTGCTCGTCACCGACGCGGCCGACGACCCCGGCTACGACTTCCCGCATGTTGCACTGCGCCAAGGCGTCATGGGCGAAGCCCGCATCCAGTTGATGCAAGTGCTCGGGATGGATGTCAACCACCCGTTCGATGCTGAGGTCGAGGAAGCCCTGCGAAGCAGGTTCCCCGACTTCGACGGCCAGGTCTCGGAAGAGCAGTGGATCGCGCTGGTCGAAACCGACCCGCTCGCCTAGACAAGGAGAAGAAATGGAACAAGCACTTGCGTTTGGAACGATTGGCTTGCTCGCAAGCAAGGTGATCGAGATGCTGAAGTACTTGCGAAACAAGGACATGAACGGAGCCTTCACCCTGGCGGCGGTCTGGATCGCCGGAGTGGTGAGTACGGTTCTGGCGGCAGCAGCCAAGGTCACCGAGACCCTGGTGCTGCCCGGAACCAGTATTCCCCTGGGGACACTCGACGGAGCAAGCCTTGTGCTGATCGGTCTGACACTGACAAGCACCATCGGCACCGTCTACGACTTCAAGAAGGCTCTCGACAACGGCGACTCTGCCAAACAACCCCCGTTACTTGGCAGCGGCCCGGTGAACAACGCCTGAATTTCGCAAGACAGTTCGTGACGGACACGTGTGGTGTGGTAGCGTGTCCGTCATGGCTGAACCAATCCAGATCAACCTGACAGGGGTCAACCCCAGTACGGTTCACCTTCACATCACAATGTCAGGTAGCAACGAAGAAATCCTGTCCCGACTCACTTCAATGGAGAACACCATGTCCGCACTTTCCGAAGCAGTTGACGCCCTCATCGAGCGAATCAACACAGATGTCACCGAACTTCAGCGCCTTCTTGCCGAGAAGGACGCCCTCCTGCAGGCTGCTCTGGCGACCGACGCCGCCGACGCCGCCACGATCGCAGACCTCACGGCGCAAAACGACGCCAAGAACGCCGAGATTGCCGACACGATCGCCCGCATCCAGGCGATCGACCCGGTGACGGATTTCCCTCCGGCTGGGTGACTGACAGCGACACAGAAGTCACCCCGGTCATCCACGGTGTGAAGTCAATGCTTCGCACCGTGGATGATCACGGCACCAGGTACACGTGTCTGATGTTCGTGTGTCCTGGTTGCGGGACGGGACACACCGGCTTGCACATGCTCCCGGTCAACACGACAGCCAAGTCGCCGTCGTGGACTTGGGACGGCAACCTGGAAGCACCGACGCTCTCCCCGTCGATCCTGACGCGGTGGACAGACAAGTTCGTCTGCCATTCGTTCTTGCGGGTGGGTGTGTTTGAGTATCTTGGTGACTGCACGCACAAGTACGCCAACCAACAGGTGCCGATCCCCGATCTTCCCGATTGGATTCTTCATGAACCCGACGAAGAGTAACCAACCCTGCACGCATCGGGACCAGATACGGTCATTTCGCGCTTAAAATGCTTGAAAACCAGCGCGAAACGGCACGAATCTGGTGAAATTGGGCAGAGAAACGGTCTCTTTTGGTCAATTCCGGAGCCATTTCGGGCACTATTTCAAAGAATTCGCAACTAATTTGGCAAGACATTTGACACCATTTCGGGCCGGTGTTACGTTCGGGGACCCACATACCCCCTGGTAGATGCTCTGTTTCGTGAACGGAGGGACCCAAGGGCCGAACACACAGAGAGCCACGCTGTGAACAATGCAACCGAAATAGCCAAGTTGTTAGCAGGAAATCTCATCGAGCGCCGTGACGTGAAGGCGATTCAGGCATCGAACGGCGATTACTGGCCGCATCGAGATGGACCGCAGCAGAACTACAACGATCGCCCGCTGATTCCGTTCAGCTTGGACAGCTTGGTTGCCCACGTCGAGGGCCGTCAGACCTTCGGTCACTACTTGGTGAACCCCGAAACTGGAACAGTCAGGTGCTTCGTGTTCGACATCGACTTCAACAAGAACAGCATCTACTTTCCTGACGGGCCAGACAACCCGAGTGTGATGATCAATCCCAGAGAGGTCTGGGCGGGACCAACAACACAAGCCAAGCGTGATCTTGCTCTACAGGTCTACGCGATGGCTGACGGTCTCGCCAAACGCACACAGAAACTGTTGGGCTGCAAGGTCATTGTCTGCTATTCGGGCAACAAAGGTCTGCACGTCATCGGCTGTCTGGACCCGCGGACGCCAGCAGATCAGGCTCGCGCTTCAGCCGTTCAGGTGTTGGAGTCTTTAAAGGTGTTTGAGCCACTCAAGGGAAACAACTTCTGGAAGCACACGATCGGCTATCCGAGCCTGGAAATCGAGGTCTTTCCCAAGCAAGACGGTGTGAAATCTGACGGCTACGGCAACCTGGTGAGGCTCCCGTTGGGGATCAACCGCAAGAGTGGGAAGCCTTCGTTCTTCTTGCGACTCGACGTGGAGTTTGGCAAGTTCGTCATCGATGACCCGCTTGAAGTTCTGACAGCAGGGAGTCTCCGATGAAGGTGCTCTCAACCGAAGAGGTCGTCACAGCAGTTACGGAATCTCTGATCAACATGGCGGCGATTATGGCTCCGATCATGGAAGCTATGTCTGGTTACAAGGCACAACTTCAAGATCAGGGGTTCTCTGAATCTACCGCTGAACAGATGTGCGTCGAATATCACAAGCTGATCATCGACAGAATTCGGGGTTAGCTGTGCCAGCCCCTGATATTCCTCGCCTACCAGATGAGTCTCTGACTGACTACGTGCGGCGGCGCGCCGCTATCCTTGGCATCGAATTGCCAGAGAAACCACCCGACATCCCACCACCTAAACAGGAAAAGTACTTCGATCCAGATTTGGTCCCCGACGATCCAACACCAGACAACTTCAAGCGCGAGCGCATGGAGATTGACGCAGTACTCAATCGCCTGGACATTGTGGAAGCCTACAACCTTTACTGTCGCAAGATGGTCTGTGATCCGAAGGGTAAGACTGAATCGATCATGGTCTCTTGTCCATTCCCTGGACACGAAGATCGCCACCCATCTGCCTGGTTGACGCTCGACAAAGGGGACGGCGGCGTCGGTAACTGTCCACAGGACGGCGGGTTCGACAAGTACGACATCGCAGCTTGGCGTTACGGGTTTGACGTGCCTGGTTACAAGGACGGCAAGAACTTCCCAGAGTTACGGCGACGTATGGCGGAAGGTCTTGGCTGGACGCTGATGGTGGCGGGAAAAGAGTCGTGGCTGGAGAGAACCCAGCCATTGACACAAGAGACACCGAAACAAGAGGCACCGGCAACTGAACCAGTTGCAACTTCGCAATCGGACGTAGCGCCGCCGATTGAATCGGAAGATGATGATGCAATTTCTCCATACCCACTTCATACCCACTTCGAGAATAACGAAGATGACGAAGAAGCCGGGTTCAACTACGCGCAGCTTCCAGTCATCTTGGAGGGAGAGGACAACTTCTTGCGAGCATGGATGACTGAGATGTCGAAATCGACTCAGCCAAATGAATTCTACTTTTTCCTTGGTCTTCTGGCTCTTGGTCTCGCTAGTCACAACAATGTGATACTTGTAGATGAAACTCCGGTTAGGTCGAACTTGATGATTTGCTTGGTTGGTGGAACTGGAACTGGCAAGTCACGCAGCATCGACTGGTTCAAGATGTTGTTACGTCAAGCTGTTCCTTATCACTACGACACTTCGGCGGGCGTGCGTATCATCTCTGGTACAGGATCAGGCGAGGATTTGATCGATCAACTGGTCAACATCACCACAGACCCGGTGACGAAAGACAAGACAAGTCATCCAGTACATGCCATTTATCTCGAATCTGAGATGGAAGGTTACATGGCAAGGATCAATCGCGCAGGCTCAACGATGCGATCAGTTTGCATGAACTTCAATGACTCGTCTGATGACGTGATACGTAGTTCAAGGTCGGGCGGCATGGCGATTGCCAAGGGACATTACCTGAGTACGTTGACCACAACTCAACCGAAACGACTTAGCCACTTACTGACAACAGGTGACGCGTCGAGTGGATTCTTGAATAGATGGATCTTTCCGTTTGGAACGGAGAAGTTCAGACCATCGATTTCGGATGTAAAGATCGATCTGACTGAGGCCGCTGACCTACTTGCCAAGGTTCGTGGGTGGGCATCAGGTGGCAAAGAAGTTTCACTGAAACTTGATCCCGAGGCAGTGAAACTGTGGGACGAATTGGTGCAAACCGAAATTCGGCAGATGGAGGCTACTGATAACTTACTGGTATCTCGCATCGAACTGATCAGCAAGAAGATACTGCTGACTTTTGCGATTAACAGTAATTCAACTTGGATAACAGCTAGCCACGTGCGTTCCCTGATGATGCTGTTTCCTTATTTGAAGAAGTGTTACGGGATTGTGGAAAGAAATGTTGGCGTGACACAATTGGAAGAATGCACTGAAGTCATAAGAAAGTACTTTGCTTTTCGTCCGAACAATGATATAACCATGCGGACGCTTTCAAAGCAGAGTGGTGCCCGCAAGTTTGATACCTTTCTCCGAATTAGAGCGTTAGAGAATCTGGAAAAGGGAGGGGAGATAGTGCAAGTTCCTAGACCAAAGAACGTAACGGCTCCTATGTGGCGTTACAATCCAGATCAACCAGTAGCTCTTGCTCAAGTGATTCCGATTCGTCAATGACACAAGATCGCGGCGGCGAGACAGTAACTCACTCAGATCGACTGGCATCATCGTCGGAGTGCTCCGTGGCTGGAAGCTGTCTCGCCGCCGCTCTCGCAATGAGGAAAGAATGACCGAAGTCTGGTTCCGAGACCCCATCTCTTACATGAATGAGTGCGCGCAACTTCTTGTGCCTCATATCATCTGGGAAGGGCGGCTCCTAGACCAAAAGGCGATCGATGCTCAGGCTCAGATCGAGATGCATTACCCTCAGACTGCAGAGTATCGCATCTTGATCGTGCGCGACAACAGTACGACGGTCGAGCTACGTCGTGGCTTCTCTCCGGCCATGCCATTTGCCGTGTACCAGACTTGGGCATATGACCAGGACACGATCGATGATCTTGAGGACATGCTCGCCAACCCACCCGGCGAAGATATGGCGCTCTGCAGTAATCCGAACGTCGCCGCGGATCGTCGGCCCGTCTACGGACAAGAGCATCGAGTCATGGTGACAAGATATCCCGACGCAACTGGAACCCTGGGACGATCCTTCCTGCGGGCGCTCCAACGATTCCAGAAGGACTACCCCGAAGTCATCATTCATCTTTGGGGGTCAACAAGTTTCAGAGCTTGTTTCGGCATGGGTTTCGCCGCTGCCGACATCGAGCCATGGACAGAGGCAAGACACGGAACGCTGTATCTCCCGAGTGGACGCCGGATCAACTACGAACAGGGTGTTCAGTTTGCTCAGTGGATTCGGATGCTTGGGTTCTCACAGAACGAACTGAGTACCGTAAGTAAAAGGATTCAGTTCAATATCAAGTCGGCGCAATGGGCTGGTGAGAACTTTGAGACCAATCTGAAGTTCAAGACCAACGGTCACGATCCGGTGGACCCGAACAGTCATCACCACTTGCCTGCTACTGCTGTGAACGTGATGTCTCAGCAAATCAAGGCTGGCGAAGGGGACAAGATCACTTGTGACACATGTAGCCTGTTTGCTGCGTGCAAGTATTATCGTGACGGTGCCGTCTGTTCGCTTCCTGACACGGACGGAGCAAAGCTCGCTGGATTCTTCGGAACCCGTAGTGCTGACTCAATCATCGAAGGACTTGGAAAAGTCCTAGCGACACAAGCAAATCGCTTTGAACGAGGCGCACAGGACGAGGAATACTCACAGGATGGACTTGACCCGAACCTCACACGTCTTGGTCATGTGCTCGTTCAAGATGGAGAGAAGCTCGCAAAGCTGATCGACCCTCGCCTGGCTGCCGCTGGTGCTGCGCGGGTCACGGCATTCTACGGTGGACAGCACATTCATACTGACACACCGAATTCGCTGGTGGCGTCTGTAGTGCATGAACTTGAACAGCGTGGCATTGCTCGCGATGACATCACAACTGAGATGGTCGAAGAGTATGTCATGCAGGAACATTCTCGCCAGGCGATTGATGTCAGAAGTCGTCCATGAGCAATCTGAACAAGTTAGCCGAAGAACTTGAGTGGCTCAAGAAGAACCCAGCGTTCATTGAGCGTCCTGCGACACTGATCGAATTCCTTGGACCTGAGTACCTGAACATCGAAAAGGGTGTTCGGAAAAGGATTAAGGAAGAACTGAGCGAGATTCTCGGCAAGGAAGTCTCCGGAACACATCCCACCAAGTATCCACTTGCGATCGTCACGGGTGGTATCGGAATTGGCAAGACAACGATTGCAAGTGTCGTTCTGCCATATCTCGCCCACTGGTTGCTGTGTTTGCGTGATCCACAGGACTTCTTTGACTTGCTGCCTGGGTCTCGTATCGCCTTGATGGAGATGTCTACCAGTGAAGCTCAGGCCCGAGAGGTCGTGTTTGGCGACATCAAGGCGCGTATCCAGCACAGTCCCTGGTTCAAGAAGCACCCGATGGACCCGGCATTCAAGAACCAGATTCGCTTCGACAAGGATATCTGGATTCTCCCTGGTGACTCCAAAGACACCACGTTTGAAGGTTACAACATCTTCGGCGGTATCATCGATGAGGCTGACTCTCACCAGGTAACCGTCAACAAGGACTACGCGCAAGACGGTTACGACGCGATCGAGAACCGCATCACGTCACGATTCCAAGATCGAGGATTTCTTCTTGTCATCGGCCAGATGAAGCAGTCAGCGGGATTCGCTGCTCGTAAGTACGAAGAATTCAAGAATCGACCCGACGCTTACGCAGTACGCCTCGCAATTTGGGAATCACTTGGTGACGAATTCTTCGAAAAGGATGAGAATGGAGTTGTCAAGACTTTCGCCTACGACGTGGCGCGCAAGCAGATCATGCCCGATGGGGTAGTTGGTCTGCTGAATATGTCTGAACAGGTGATGATCATTCCAGAGGTCTATCGGCGTGCTTTCAAGAACAATCCGGAGAAGGCGCTAAAAGACTTGGCTGGTATTCCGCCCGCCGTGAATGACCCGTTCATCAGTCTGGTGAACAAGATCGATGCTGCACGTGATCGGTGGATAATTCGCTACCCAGGACTCAAGTCGCCCGTCCGCGTGGATGGGCGACTTGAGCCGTGGTTCAAGGCACACAATACCTTGCAGAGAGCCGTTCACATCGACCTTGCGTATTCAGGTGAGGGTGATGCCCTTGGATTTGCGATGGGTCACGTGCCTGAGATGGTCGTGCGCGAGGGTGAGCGCAAGCCATACATCGTCATTGACATGCTGCTTCGTATCAAAGCTCGCCCCGGTGGAGAAATCTTCCTTGCAGATATTCGCAAGTGGGTTTACATGCTCATCGATGATCTGAAGTTCAAGATCAACCGAGTAACCATGGACGGCTTTGAATCCACAGAGACAATGCAGCAACTGCAGCGACGGAGAATCAACGCCGAATACTTGTCAATCGACCGAGATGTCTTGCCGTATCATGATCTTCGTGAAGCGATTTATGAAGATAGGATTGACTATCCACCTTACGTCGTGGAAATCCAGATGGACTCTGGAAGTATCCAGCAGGAAATTCTTATCCACGAATTGACGCATTTGATGGACACGGGCAAAAAGATCGACCATCCTTTGAACGGCTCCAAGGACGTAGCTGATTCCGTAGCTGGTGTGACTTTCTCCCTGATGGGCGATCGGCGCTACCACAGAAACGGTGTCAACTTGGACACCAGTCAGCATCACGAGAATTCTTTCCCGAGTCTGGCTGGTCTACAACATCCAGCCTACCGGGGAGATTCTGGCCTATCGGCCCCCCTCCCTCCGACATGGAGATGATGACAGATGACCCTCTTGGATGCAAGGGGACGACCGATCGACAAATCGCAGTATCGGAAGTCCGCTTCAGCGATTGTTGAACCGAGAGTTGGCGACAAGTTTGGACAGTGGTCCGGTCGCGAAGGTGTCCTTTTGTCTCTCCCTGGTGGAGCAGTTCTTCAATTCGATCTGAGTCGGTTGACGCTTGCGGATTATCGCGCCATGCGTCAGCACTACCAGTTGGGTTCCAGCTTGAATGTGCTGACCTTCATCATGCACGGCATGGACTGGTACATCGAGAGCGAGAACAAGGAAATGGCCTCGGTGATCGAAGGCAACATCCGTGAGATGTGGACTCCGCTGATTCGGGCAATTTCGCAAGGCTTTTGGGCTGGGTTCGGGCCGAACGCCGTGAACTACGAATTCCGCGACGGGTACAACTTGATCAGCAACATCAAGGACTTGGTTCCTGAAGAGTGTCGCGTCGAGTGGAAGAAGATCATGGGGTGGGCACCGGACGGCAAGGTCAAGCCGTCGCTGTACAAGTACAACGGTCTCAAGCAAACCGGATTCTGGATTCCTCCCGAGAACTGTGTTCATCCAGATACACGGATTCTGTGCGCCGACATGGTGTGGCGTCGCGCTGGTGACTTGCAGGTTGGCCAGAAGATCGTAGCGTTTGATGAAGATGACGCTCATCTTCCTGGCGGCAAGGGTGGCCGTTGTTACCGAACGGCCGAGATTCAAGTCAACAATGCGGGACGCAAGCCTTGTGTTGAAATCAGTACCGACCTTGGTGATCCAATTCTTGCAAGTACTGATCATCCATTCTTGGTACGTCGTCGTGCGGTGCTTGCTGGTCGTCAACGCGATCCAGCAACAGGTCGCATGATTACAACCAGTGACGGCATCTACTCGGACCGTTGGATTTGGAAGAACGCTGGCGACCTGGTTCCTGGCGACGAGGTTGGATTCTTTGGTCAACCGTGGGAACATGAATCATCGGAAGAAATTGGTTGGCTTGCAGGAATCTTTGATGGAGAAGGTTCTCTCTCGGTGAATCCTGTTTGTTTGCAGATTTCACAGAACAGTGGAGTTGTGCTTGACAAGATCA